AGTTCAAGTCTTGTCACTCCGACTAAAAGAACCTTGAGAGATCAAGGTTCTTTTTGCTTTGTGTCATATTTCGTGTCATACATCATCAAAAAATAAAAAGCTGGGAGGACTTTGCTTGCCCTCTCAGCTTATGTCTTTATTCTGGTTTTCTTTTATTCGCCACTTTTCAAAATCTCCGTTTTTTACTGCTTCTTCCGCTTCAGCAAATAGTAAAAGTTAGATAAAAAAAGAAGGGGCAGCTTTTCGGCTGTCCCTAACTTTTAAAATTCATCGATCATCGGGCAATCGTGATGATCCATCTCCTTTAGATCATCTATGCTCACATAGTACTTTATGAGCGCGTATGCAATGTCTCTTTTCCCTGGTGCGGCGTTCAGGTCAAAAGTAAATGGCATCTTCCGGAGCGCATCGTTGTATGCCGCTGAAAAGATCATGTATGCCCGCGTATGTAGTTTTGCCGGTCTCTCGCCGGATTTCTGATTCCGGTAATCCTCTGCGATTCCTTTCCAGCTCAAATCCTCCGGAATCTCTGAAGTAATATATACGCGCTCCGCGTAATCATCAGGGAGTTTTTCTACCTCGATGTATGCATATTTCCGCTGCCCGTTTTTCTCGTATTTAAATACGATATCATCGATATACGGAAGCGCGGTATATTCCACTCCGTTTTCTTTCAAGACATCTTCAAAAGGTCTGTCTATAATCTGATAAATAACCTCAATTCCATAATGATTAAATTTTTCCATTTTTTCTTCTCCTTTTTCATTTTCTTTTTCCAGCCGATCCAGTTCAGCTGCGACTGCCTTTTTTATAAAAGGAGCTGCAGCTTTAATACCCAAAGCTTCCATACGTTCCCGTGTGCCTGCCGGAAACACGACATTCACGCGGTCGTTCTTTTTCTGGTACTCTTGCGAGTACCAGATTTGCTTTTCAGGTGTCTTATTTTCTTTTTTCCCCATTTTCAATCCTTTCCAAAACAGAAGGGGAAGAAACGCCCCTGCTGTTTTTACTCAGTTATTTCGGTGAGTGTATACTCACCTTCTTTAAATCTCGGATTATCTCTAAACCTATTGGCTACGCAAATACACGCGCCATTCAAGGCTGCAGCTTCTCCTTCGTGAATGAATATTTCATCCTCGTAATAGATCCTACTGACTTCTTTTTTTTAATTGAAGGAATACCCTTCAATTTTGAATCTCTTTTTCATTTTTTCGTCTCCTTTTTTTGTTACTTATACGATTATAATACACTAAAGCACGCCATTTGTAAATACTAAAGCACATATTTTATAAAACAAAACAGAGCTCATAAGAGCCCTGCTTTTCGGTGTTGTTTTCCTGTATGTCTTTGGTCGGAAAATTTACTCTTTCCTCCACTTTTTTGTTTTCCCGTCCCATTTAAAACCGCGTTCTTTCAGTTCTGCGCGGATGCCATACGTCTGCCCCGAGACAGCTTTAACCTTGTCCCAATTGATACCAAACGTGTCTCCATCCTCTGCGCCAGCATTTAACTTATATGTAAGATACTGCGTTTTATTTGTTTTAGATGTCTTTTCGCGTTTTTCAGGAGTAGCATAGTCAAAAGATAACTCCCCGGTACGATCATCAGCAGATGCCTGCAAAATCTCGTTCTTGTAATAAGACCCGTAATACCCGCGTGATTCTCTATATACTGCTTCTATTTCCCTGGGCTCTGCAGATGGATCGATGATCCCACCTCTATTTTTTTTCGCACTTCCGGCTGCGTTTAAAGCAGATCCGCGCCCACCGAAAAACTGTAAATTTATCACCATGCCGCCACCTCCACAACGTTAAATTTATCGCTAAACGGCTTTATCCTGATTATATCACCTTTGCAATCGTCTGGTACAGACCCATAAAAGATAATCTTATCAGGACATAGCCGCTTCATCATTTCATCATAGCCTGCGGCCGGGAGGACTTTGAATGTTCTCTCGGCCTATATCTTTATTCCAAGATCTTAACCTTATGGACAATCCCATTAATTCCAATCGCCGCAAACTGCTGCCGGATAACCTCTGCCTGCTCGCGTGTCCATACATCAGCTACGGATACTGTGTAAATCACTCCCGGCTCCGCTGCAGGATGCGTCCATTCCGCAGGATCATCATATGCGATATCAAGGTCTGCATCTCCCCTGATACCTGGGATCTCCCCACAGCTCGTGTACTGCCATACAGATATGTCTCCGTCAACATTTGGCTTGTATTTCTGATCCGGCTCGTCATCAAACTGCATCGTTCGATATCCGCGATAATAGCGTGCTATCCACAACCGTGTCCCAGCAAACGCATTAAAGTCAAACCAACGCTCCTTATAAACATACAACCCGATATACAGACCAAATCCGTACCCTGCCGTTGTGATGACCTCCTGCGCTGCACGGATGCACTCTGTCAGCTTCTCAACTCCCAGCGGTCGCAGCGCATCTTTGTCCTCCACATCCCACCATACCATTGTGCCGGTCAGCCCGTAAGACCGCAATAATGCTACGATCTGCTGCGCTTCCTGTTGCGCCACTTCCGGCGTGGCTGCGTAGGTATATTTATAAACTGCTATCGGAATGCCGTGCTTTCGGCAGCCTTCCAAATTTGCAGCAAACTGATGGTCTGTCTTGCCTGATCGGCGCACACTGCGCAGGATTGCGAATGCAACATTTGCCGCTGCAACCTGTGCCCAGTCTATGGCACCTTGATTATCTGATACGTCTAACCCTTTCCACATAAGTATTACCTCACCACAAAGTTCTCCCACTTCTTGTATGCGTCTACATACGTTTCCTGCTTGTCCCCATTATATGTGATTTCATAATACATCCCGTCAGAAACAGTTGTGCTCAGCAGCGCCTTGTGATTCTGAAGCGTCTTGCAGTACCAGACCACATATACATCATCCTGTGCAATCTGCTTCTGGTCGGTTTTGTCCGCATGACTGTTGAAATAGTCAACGACAATCTGTTTGCTCTTTTCCAAAAATTCTTTGCTTCCCATACTTTCAATCCTCCGTATAATCTTCAATCACAGCAATTCCGTACTCAATGGCGCAAGTATTTTCGATGCGACATCCTCTTGCGTTTTCCCAGCCTTTTGCAAAATATGCAATGTCTGCCGTAGAAAGCAATTCCAAAGATTTTCCCAAAAACCACAGAGGTCTCGCATCCGCAGGCGCGCTCTAGAAAAACGAATCAATAACCTCTACTTCTTCGTTCTCTGCAAAATTTCTCTTTGCGCTGGCAATTGCCTTTTCCCTCTCTTTTAAAATTTCATCATCTGTTTTGCCTTTCATCGGCTGTGAAATAAAAAGTTTTTTCATATTCTACTCTCCTTATCATTTTATGAGGGCGACCGAAGCCGCCCCAGAATCACGCTTAACCCCGCGCCGGGAGATAATCGGATCACCTTATCCTTCCTTGTCTGCTTCAATAGCTGCCGCATCTGTCAAACCCTCGCCGATGACATAGCCGATAACCGTAGCACCAGCCATGATCAGCGCAGAGATCTGTGTGGCTTCATTTTCCGTCCCTCCGCAAGCCACAATCATCAGCGTCACAAATGATGCCACGCTCATCCAAAGCTTTCTGCTTGTCAGTTTTCGCATCCAATCAATCTTTTTCATTGTCATACCTCCTTAATTTTGTATATGCTTCCATCCGGATATTTGATGTCTAGAGCTAACACCTCCGGCTGCAGCTTTTCGTGATAAATGTCATCCCCGCCGGCAGCTTCGTACACATTCCCCAGCTCTCGGAAGGTCTTTAATCCGTCCGGCGTCACATATCTCTGTGATGTAAATTCCTTATGTAGCCGCCACAGAGTTGTACGTAGCGAAGCAATCGTGCGTTCGTTGTCCTTCTGGATGTACTCTTCCAGCATCCGAGTTATATTCTTTACATCCTGCTTCAATTCAATCTGTTTTTCGTACAAATCGTCCTGCCTTCTGGCAAGATTGTCCCTGATCGTAATAGATTGCTGGTGGTACTCCTCTTGCTTTGACACGACTCCACTTTGCAGCTCCTCGATATGTGAATAGACTGCTGCGATCTCCTTTTCACGCTGTTTCCGGAAAAGATTCTTTTTCTTTACCAACCCCAGTGCGTCAAGGACCTTATTCCAGCTTTCCACGATAGTCGGGATAAACATAAACACACCAGCGATCACAACCGCTATCGTCCCCCACCCAACATTTTCCGCCTTTTCTATCAGTTCAATAAGCATTTCCTATGCCTTTCTCATTCGCTGGCTTCTTTCCATACACTATCCGTTCCTACGGCTCCCGGCTCCCATACATTATTGTCGACCAGAGATTCCCAGACCTTACTATTGTGTTTTACCTTATCGCCTTTTTTATATCCGTTTGTGCTTCCCGGCTGCTCCCAGTCCGGTGTTACGTTCGGGTCTGGGATAAGAACTTTTGCGAACAGGGACGGTGCCGCCTCCGGAGTCCACTGCTCCTGTTTATCGTGGTCAGACAGGACATTGTACAGCACTTTATTATAAGTGCACCGCCGCCCTTTTGTCAGATGTGTTCCGGCCTCCAGCGCTTCCCATTCAGGGTACAATGACGGCACGCGTAAAGCTTGTGCATCCGTGTTGTCCGCAGCGCTGAATTTAGCCTGCTCTAGCATTGCCAGGAGATTTTCTTTCGCTTTTTCCGTAAACATATCATTCGCCCTCCAAAATTCCGTTAACTTCATTGATGCCGGACGTGATGCTGGACACATCGTTTTCTAGTTTTGCGACTTTATCAGTCAGTCCCTCCGGCAGCACTGCTTCTTCAACTTTTGCCATATGCACCGTACATACAGCCACATGGGATTCCGCAAACCCGCTTTCTGTGGTTGCGTCCTCCTGCTCATAATTGATGGACGCTATCACGTCAGGCGTATATTTCAAACTCACGAATTTTTTAAACCCAGCATATCCGCATATCAGGTCAGTCCCAACATAATATCGCATCACAGCCGTATTCTCAGCGTTCGAAAACATGTCAATTATGCTTTTTGTATCGCTGCTTTTTATAGAGATTTGCAAGAATTTCTCGCTTTGGGTAATTCCATCAATTTCCAGTTCTTTGCCAGATTTAAACACGATTTTTTTCATGCTTTTACCTCTTTTCTGTTAGTGTTTTAGATTTTTGCTAAAAATTGCAAACGTTAATATTTTAATGTAATTAATCCGCCCGTTTTATCACCCCATTGGCTGGGTCTGCTCTTACTGCCAACTTTAGCTCCAACAGTCAGATGCCCTTGCGCATAATCATCTTCAACCGTAACTACAAGGTCATCTCCATTCCAACGCACACATCCTGTAACCCATTCCTGATTTTGCCCCGCCGGGGGATCCATCCAATACCCGCCAACCCCCGCAATAGTTCCGGATCTACCCAATTTTTTTAATACTGGATCAGCACCTCCGGTTTTAAAATTATACGTAACCCATTTCCAAACAGATCCGGGATCTGCTTCTGAGCCGCGTTTGTTTATGTCGCCCCAAGCGGTATTTCCGCCGTCTGTGTAACAAGTGCCAGAATAAAAGTCTGCGTTATTTACGCGGATATTAAACATAAATGATGTATGTTTTATTGCCTCTGCGTCTGTAAAGAGATATCTCAAAGCCTTTTGGGCATGCACACTTGCATCATCCGATAATGTAATATTGTAGTTTAATACAGGGAGTTTGCCTCCCATGTCACTACTTAGTGTTTCAACCGCTGTCTTTGCGTTTCCAAATCCATTTGCTACCCTTTGTTCAAGATCGTTCATGTTTTTGGTATTAAACGCATCGCCCTCCTGCGAAACCTGCCCCTCGCTACGGGATACGTCATATGTTACAGTTTCTCCGTTTGCAACATTTCTCAGCAACCGCCGTCCTGCAAATTCCACAAGGCGGGCTTTCCACTCTTTTGGCGTAAACCATGTCTCTGCCATTATAAAATCCCTATTCCTTCCCCGGCGTAGATTTCATCGCCGCAATAATAATAACTGTCCATGACGCGGTCATATACATATTTGACATCGTGTAAAATCCGCTCTATGGCATTCCATTTTTGATAAGTAACCAGCGGCGTATCTGGCGTAACTGGGGTATCTTTCAAGGTACTCCATGCGTCCCGGATGCGTTGTACATTATCACGGATTCTTTTAAAATCACTTACTCGTGGGATTTGATTCTTTTCCCACGTTTTCGTTGTTACAGTTATCGCTAAAATTCCAGCGATTTCCCGGATATTCCCTTCAATCCTGTTCAGGTCTGAGGCATTCAGCGCGCCTTTCATTCCTGCAGCCCATTCTTTTTTCTCCGTTTCCGTGATCGTCCCCGCAGCATATTTTTGCGTAAGTAGTTTTGCCCGCTCCACATCCTCCTGTGTCCGGTCATATACCCATTCCATTAGGTGATTCCCACCTCCTCATCAGCATACAACTCGCCAGAATAATAATCTTCTGATGTTATTTTATAATATCCTCTGTACTTTGCCGTACCCACAAATCCACCTGTAAGGTCAACGCTAAAGGATTCTATACAGGCGACAAAATTTCCGTGCATTTGCAAGGTATTTTCAATCTCCGCCCAGTCCCCTGCTTTTTCCTCTGCGGACAAATGGCGTGTCTGGATGATCTGCTGGAGTTGGTAATAATCCAGGATATTGTCTGCAACCTTCTGTGCGCTTTCGTAATTTAAAAGCGTGCCGGAAAATGTTTTCGTGTTCCGCACTTCACCTGACTTTATATGCTCGATTCTGGACAGTGTAGCCAGCTCTGTACCAACATATTTGTGCCCCGTGATCGTGACCTCTGCACGTGCATTTCCCGCGATTTCCAGCACAACATAGTACGGCATTTGTTTGACAATCCTCCCCGCAGATGCGCTCATGTTCACTGCCGGGCTTGTGAGCTGAATTGTATGTATCCCCGGATCGTATGTGCCTTTCGTAATCTCGCTTTCCGCCGCGTCCAACACCCACGTTTTATATTTTACGCTTACGTCTGACACATAAGGATCTGCCTTTAACGTCGTGGAAAATTTCCGGCTGCGCGGAATCGTTGTCGATATTTTTCTGGTCGATTTTCGTATTTCGATTCCAGACCGGCGGGATGTGTTCATAATCGCAGCGCAAGCGAACAATACCTCACGCAGAGCTTTTTGACAGGTCTGGATTTTAAGCGTGCCATACAGCGGCGTTTGCGCCACCTCTTCCTCAACCGTATAATCTTCAATCCCTGCCGCTGTCATAATCTCTTCGATCACACTTCCCGCCGTTTCTCCGGCGTATATCCGCCCGTCTTTAAAATCCACATTAGCAAGCATCCCTTTGTAGTCGATCGCCGATATTTGGGTGACATTTTTGGTGGTACTGTTGGATTCCATAAAAAACACGCCCAGCGGCATCTTCACGCCGTCAACGATTTCGTATGGCAACATTCTTTGCTTTTTCTGCAATGTTTTGTGCAACCCGTTAATGTTTCCAACATTAAAATCATCATCAGTGTCAACAAAGTCAAACGTGAGTTTGTCCGTTTTAATCTGATTACTGATAGGATCTGTGTCATTTACAAGCTTCGCGCTTTTTATGACATCGGGGCCACAGATAAACGTTGTGCCATACTCGAGATAGTTTAACTTTACATTGTGCCACGGTAGGGCACGTACAAATCGGATTTCAATGCGTCCGTATTCCTCCACCTGGTTTTCGGCAAAATAATTCAGTTTGTCCGGAAAGAAACGTTTTTGCGATTTATATGTACCGCCGAGGTCGTACCATGTCACTTCCATCTCCAGCGGGAATGTTTCCGAAAAATGAAAAGTCAGCCCGATAGAGGTATGATTTTCGGTAAAATCTATTCTGATTACAGGATGTTTTGTGAAAATTCCATCTGCGCCCGCTTGCACATCCGAAAAAAATGGGATGTCCGTCGGCGTGTCTGGCATTTCGCTAAGACTCCCATCCAACACGAAAAAATTATGTTCCAGTGTAGCGTATTTTGGTGGGCTGCCTTTTGACTTAAACAGCCCCATATCCCCAAAAGCAGCATTGCTCTCTGTGCTTTCTTTTGCATCAGGCAGAGCAGTCGTGTCATACAGATTGTATTCGACATAAAATTCTGTTTTCATCATGGTCTCCTTGCCGGTTCTTTCGCCGTAAACTTGCAGGTAAACCCTTTATAATCAGCACTATCCTGTGTTATCTTCTCGTATTCATCAGAGACGCTGGATATATAAGCTGTGTATTCGTAATAACCAGGATCTGACGGCAGCGAAATAATATGGAATGGGACGGGCTCTGTAACCTTATCCCAGAAACGTTTATATACGCCATCCGGGAACGAGCTGCTCTTCCCGACCGACATTGTGTAGTTAAAATACACGCCTATCAATTCACGCTGGAGCTCTCCCGTTTCAACTCTTTCGGCGAATTTGTCGAGGAAATCCGCGTTTCTTTTTATGGACACGATGGGGATGTTAAAATACTCCCCATCTATGTATATGCCGCGTGTAAAAATCATCCTCCGATCACCTCCAGATCATATCCTTGCCTGCTTGCTTCCGATAAGAAATCCTGCAGTGTAGCTTGCGCCAGATCTACCCCGTTTACCTGCAAGACAATTTTCGCCGTTCTAAATCCGCCGCCGTTCTCTGCCATTACCTCCGATACAGCTTGTTTGATTGTGCCTATCGGCGCTTCGATGTTGGTCTGCCCTGCCCGCTGGTCGCCCAGAATCGCCAGGAACGGGTTGCCGCCACGGATTACCGAGCCAGATGCAAGCGCCGGGATATCCCGCAGGGTACGAGATGCAAAGCTTTCGTTTATGGCATACGGCTGCGTGGACATTGTTCGCGGCTTCGATGATCCGCCACCAGTAAATGCGTTTTTGATACCGCTGCCGATGTTCTTGATTTCCTCTATAACGCCTGCAATCATGTCGCTAACCCATGTAAAGAAGCCGGACAAGAACGCCTTTATAGAATCCACGACGCCTTCTACTTTGGTTTTAAAAATCGTGAAGATTTCCTGCGCGGTATTCCATGCGCCCTTCCAGTCTCCATCAATCAGCTGCTTAACAACTTTTACAAACAGACGAAATACAGTTTTCATGATGTCAATAATGCTTTTTATCTTATTCCAGAAATCGTTGAACGTATCCCAAGCAACCGCCCACGCCTCTTTCCAAAATTCTAAACAATCGTTTATAAACGTCATAAAGGTTGTAAAACCATCAACAATCGTCTTAATTCCAAGTATAATAAACTCTAACAGCACCCCTAATCCTTGCACCAAGAATGGCACTGCGTAGGTCATAATCCAGTCAACAATCGGTTGCAAAATACTCTCCCAAAAAGATTTTAAAATATCCGCAACCAACCCAACTCCTCTTATTATAGCTTCCCAAGCCGGCAGAAAAGACTGCGTAAGAAGCTCTGATATTCTAGTCCCGATTCTGTCGATAACTGGCTGAATGTGTGTATTCCATGCGGTTAAAAAATGGTTGACAACCTCTGAAAGCCCGCTCGTTAAACTATCAAATAATGGCTTTATATGAGCGTCGTACATTGCATTCAGGCTATCAAACGCTTTATCTACAGCCGTCTTAAATCCTTCCAGCACGGTTGCTGCGCCGCCTAATAACCCCTCCAGCGCAGTCTTGAACCCGTCAGCGTTTTCTGTAAACGGTACAATGAGCATTTGTAAAAAGTCCCGCCCCAGTTTAAGCGCAAGTTCAGTCAGCCCCATAGCTGCATCCGCAATGCTTCCTATCAGCGCCGATACAAAGCGGATCCCGTTTTCGCTTGCAAATGCTTCAAATACATAGGCTATACTTTGAAACAAATCCGCCAGAAGGAGGTTTATATCTGCCCCCACGTTAAATGCGGATATCAGGAATTTCTTTATCCGGTCGGTATTGTTTTCGAGATAATCCCCAACCCCGCCGATCAAAGCCGCCGCCAGAGTAAGACCTATGCTCGCCATTGAGCCGGTAAAGGAACCCAACATATACATAAAAGTTTTAAGGAAGTTGTCAGCAGCCCCTACAACCGCAGGATCTGACCATATCTCTATCCATGCATCGCGGATTTGCTGAAGCCCATTTTTGATGATATCTAAGCGGTATTCAAAATCCCCCAAACCATCCCAGAATCCTTCCGCAAAAGCATCTTTTAACTCTTTTACATAGTCAAGAATAGGTTTCAGCTTCTCCAAGATCCCATCAAGCCAAGACTTCACTCCTGCATCAATAGGGACTTCCTCGAACATGTCTTTCGGCTGCGTTCCGCCTCCACCGCCGCCGGAATCATCCTGCTTTTGCAGCACATCCAGGTCATCAAACTTTGCCAAAGCTCCGGCTGCCTTTTTTGCCGCCGCTGCTGTTCCATTCAGGGAATCGTTATAGGAATCCTGTATCTTTTTCGCTCGGATGAAAGTGCTTTTCCCGCCAAGGATGGCAATAAACTGCGCCACATATGTTATCGCCCGCGTTATCCCGTTTATAAGTGTATTGAGATACGGAATTACTATCTGGACAATCGGCGCAAAGGCAGCAGCAAACGCATTACCAAGTGTAACCAGCGAATTTTTTAGCGCCTGAAATGAATTTGCCAACGGAGCGGAGTATTTCGTAAGGTTTGAAAACCCCTTTTGCATTCCGGCTACCATCGCATTAAATGCTTTTGTAATCCAGTTAAATATCAACAGCGATAATGCGATACCTTTCAATCTTGATGCAAAAGTGCCGAACAGCCCCGCGCTTTTTTTTGCGCCGGACGACGCTGTTTTAAATGCTTTATCAGCAGAATTCTTCATCCGGTCAAATTCTTTTTTGATGGGCTTCTGCTTCGCGTTAAGCTCTGCCATCCTGTGCTTTGAAACCTCTATGTTCCCAGCAAGCTGTGACGCCTTTACAGACATCTTCTGAAATTCTTCTGTATCTTTTGGGGATACAAACGCGTTACCGGATGCTTTCTCCGCGTTTATTTTTTCCTTGATTTCATCTACTTTTTGAGCCGCTTCATCCAGTTGAGCCTTGTCCACCTTCGGGGTATACGCATTTCCACTGTTCTCCATCTGCTGAAGCTTTTCTTTCAGATCATCTACACGGTCGGATGCGGCTGCAACCTGTTCATTTAGTACGTCCCATGCGCCGCCGGTTTGAGGTACCCCCATGTTTTCCCAGTCTGTCTGACGTGCTACAAGCTTAGACAGCTCTCCTTGCGCCGCAACGAGGTCTTTCTGTAAAGCTTTATACTCAGACGTTGCCGCCCCCTTTTGTGACATACGGGCCTGCAGTTTTGAATACTCGGATTCTGCCTTTTCTAACTCTCTTTGTAATTCTGCAAATTTTTCTGTCGGGATTTTCTTTTGCGAAAATTCTTCCATTTTGCGATTGAGAGAATCTAAAGCCGCGCTGTCTTTTTTTATGGCATTAGACACGCGCATCATCTGGCTGTTTAAATCTTTTGTTTCAATTTTTGTGTTTATCCGTATCGAACCGTCATATTTCGGCATATCAGCCTCCTACCTTGATCCATTTCATAAAAGCGTCAACGTCTTCCTGTTCCTCTTCTGTCAGTTCCTCTTCCCGCTCTATTGCAAATATTTGTTTCTGCTCCTGCAATGCCTGTTTTGCACGCGTGTCCATCTTAGGGTCTATTTTCTGCTGCCGGATGGCTATGACGTTCGTGTATGCGCATTCACCGAGCGTGGACAGCAGTCCCATGAACTCCCAGTAGTGCATGTCAGACCGGTTCAGGTCGATTCCGTACTTCTCCAGAAATGCTGAATAGATGCGCCACTGGTCTATGTCAAAATCTGTTACCGGAACTTTGTCCTCATCCTTCGGGCGGTTGTCAGTATACCACCCGCTCAGAAACCACCTAAGGCCATCCACGGCAGTTTTTAAATCGGGTAAAGAAGAAGGGCTGCCGTCCCCATCCTCTGACGGATACAGCAGCCCCAGCGCTACAGCCAACCTTTCATCGTCTGACAGGTCCGGATCTTGCAAAGCCTGTGAAATCTGGATCCCTGTCTGGAAGGCTTCGTCTATGCGGAAACCCTCATATTCTGTTGGGAATTTATCAAGCAGCACATTCCACATTTAATTGCTTCGCGCCCCTTTCCTGTTCGGGCTGTATTTGCTTGTGATTTTCTGATTTCGTTCGGTGGCGAAGCCCTGAAGAATCGGTATAATCTGGTCTAAAAAGTCCGCGATAAGCTCCATTCCAGGTGATTCCACGTCAGGAAACACCTTTTTGCAACACCCGCTCCCAAACAGAGAATCCAACTCAGCGCAGGCCTCCTTACATAAAGCGTCATACGCTCCGAAGCGTTCCGTGAAATCACCGGAAGAATCATTAGCAATCCTATCGGCTTCCTCGTTTTTTGCATTCAGCCATGCCACAAAATCGTCAAAACGCTTAAAAAAACTGTTGTCAGAGATGTTGACCGCAATATAATCGCCGTTGTCGTTGACCTCAATGCGTTTGACGCCACTGTCTACTCGTAAACTTGCTGCTCCCATCTTGTCCTCCTTATTCCGTTAAAGCCCTGTCAGACGCGGGCGTCGCCGTGAATTTTCTTGTGGTTACGTTAAACGTTCCAGCTTCTCCGTCACCTCTGCCACCCAGAGTCAGTGTATCTGTCACGTTTGACCCTGCATCGCCACCTGTGCCACCTACACTCACAACGCAGCGACGGCGGACTGCCGGATATTCAGGTCCAGCGCCGGAAACTCTCACGCGGACATAGGATGTTATGGCATCAGCTCCGACGGGCAGCGTGTCTATCATCTTGTTAAACCAGTCTGTAAGATCCTGATCCTCTTCGTCTACGTTCTGCCTTTCAACTTCGATGGACGGCGTATAGGATTTAAGGTCCGTAGATCCGTTTTCCTGATTGATGTACTGTACCGTCTCCGTCTCGGGGTTCATTTCCTCCGTTAAAGAGGTAATACCCGTTCCCAGAAGCCGGTAGTCTGCCGCTGTCCCCTCAGAGGTCGTGTCCATTTTTACATCGACAAAATGTCTCAACAAATGTCTTTTCATTGCTTTTTTCCTTTCTTAAATTTCAGGCTCGATAACATTTTTATAAAAAACCGTAACCGGTAGAACCCAGTCCTGCACGCCATTCTCCTGCGGCTGTGTCCCATATGCGTTCCCGCGTGTTACCCGCTCAACCCTCCGCCCTGCGGTCAGATCTGGGTATATCGCTTTTTCGTACTCTTTCCCTTCAATCCCGGAGGGCTCGCGGCAAAGCCAGCGCCCCAGCGTGTCGAGAAATTCCAGGATAGTAATTTTCTGCCGTTCTCTTGCTCCCGTGGTCGAACGGTATACTACAAAGCAGGGATACCGGCATTCCTGATATATCCGCCCGAGTATATCTTCTTTTTCTGTATACACCAGCGCCCCGGAATCATTGGAAAACGCAATGCCATCCTCAGACCCGAGCTCTTCGAATTTAATTACTTCATCCGGATACAGCCCCGGAAACTGGTTAAGCAGCGACTTCATTGCCGCCGTCAAAACATCATAGCCGGTAGCATCATTCCCGATAGGTTCAGCCATTTTCCTCCACCTACTTCCCTAAGATTTCAAAATGCGGAATTATCGCATATGGTCCGCCCACTGACGATATAAGATAAACAAAATCCTTTTCGGTATTCATAAACGCGTAAAACCCTTCATATCGCCTGTCCGTATAATCTGCATCGTTCACAGGACTGTCCCCGTCCCATGCTCCTACCATAAAAAAATCTGTAGACGGATTAAATGTAATGCTGTCGGGCAACAAATCGTTGACCTGTCTGTTCCATTCCTTCGGCGGAAGCCACGGCAATTCTTTTCCGACGGTATCAACAACAATTTTTCTCCCGTCCTTAACCCCGAACGGGATATGTAACTGTGCGTTATCTGTACTGTCTGGACCGTACAGCTTCATAATCTGCCCCCGGTCAGTCTCCAGATGCACGCCGGAAAGCACATGAGGATACCAGATGGCGGCGGTGCTGGATTCGTAAAAATTGAATATTGTCACTATCGCATCATTCATTGGTATCCCTCATTTCACAAAGAGCTTCGTTAAATTTATCCGTAAACGCCCGGATTCTCACGATATTTCCCATGCATTCCTCTGGCACAGAACCGTAAAAGATGATCGTCTCCGGCTGCAACCGCCTCACCATTTCTTCATACCCTGCCAAAAACAGCGCCTTTTTTTCCTTGCTGTTCATGCAGCCAACAGAAGATACCGCCACGGTTCCGCCCTCCGGCTCTCCGTCAAAGCACCAGTCAAATGAGTCCAGCGTGCTCCATGAGATCGTCGGGATAACCTGTATTCCTGCCTCCTGCATATACGCCGCACACCAGTGTTTCCGGTAGTGGTTGTATATTTGCATGACCTTAGGAAAATCTGTATAGGTAGAGAAATCTGGAGACATTACATAGCGAAATCTTTGAAGCATCGGGATATACCGGTCTATGTTTGACCACAGGCGGCAAAACTGGTAATCATCCAAAAAGAAATGAACACCTTTTTCAGATGGATTTTTGCAAGATTTTGCATAATTAAATCCGATCCAGTCACAACCGCCTTCATAAGTCACAGGGGATATTTCCGGTATGTCATACTCTCCAACGCCGTCAAATATCCTGCGTTCCAGATTGTCGTAACTGCGACTGGTTCGATATCCCATTCCTACTCGCCTTTCTTGAATCTGCTCCATAATTCTGCAAACTTCTCCCAGCCGTACATCGCCACGAAAGCAACTAAAAATCCCGCCAGAATTGCCGCCAGAATCATGTACCAAATAATAGTCTGCTGGATGTACTGCATATATGCTACAAACGCGGTCACTGTAATCCCGATGGACAGGACAAGCACAAGGATATCCGTAGGGATTTTGGCAAGCACGCCTACACCCTTAAATACCTGTGTGATGACCGACACGATAAACGCTAATGCGCCGATAACCGCCAAAATTCCGGTCATATTTGTAAACAACATCTCCATATCTACCTCGTTCCTGCGTACAACAACGGTACGCCATCATCATTTTTCACTCCTGCCAGATAAAGCATTGCCGCATCTGCCAGAAGCTTGTTTGTCTCCTGTGCATCCCCGGCCGCCTGGTAGACCGCGCTCCATGCCTTTGCGCCGTTTGCCATTTCGGACGGGGAAGCGTAGGAAATTGATTCAGAACCGGCAGACTTGGAAGTAATTACTCCCGAAGTAACACCGCCAGCCCCGCCGGAAGATGTCCCCCCGGCAGCGGCAGATAGCGCCTGTTTATCTGCCAGCTCCAGTTGATATAACTTATCACAGACCGCACACACGGCCTTCTGTACCTTTGTCGCCGCCCTTTCATCAGACGGTAAGCCGTCAGCCAATCGGTCAAAGGTTACCACGTCCAGAAAGTCACTGGCGCGGTCTGCGATACGATCAAAGTCCTCCGCCGGGACGACATTCCCGTGGTAGATCTGTTCATAAAATGTAAATGTCGTGTATGCCATCCCGTCGGCCTCCTTATCTCTTACTCTTCCGTCTTGTTTCCCCCGAAAGCGGTTCGCCGTCAGTATTTAGGGGTGTACTGGCGGCCATCAACCCCCCGCGTTTACGGTAATCTTCGCAATGGCATCCAGGTATTCCGCGAACAGCACAAGGCCGGTGATCGCAAACGCCTCCGACACGGCGGTGTTGTAGTTGCCCTGTGTGTGGAAACCGATCAGATTGGTCTCGCCACTGGTGGTGTACACAAGGCCGGCTTTTGCAAAATCGCTGTCGTTGGGGTCGATGTAATACATAACGATGTTTTCCACCGGTGTAGCGATTACCGTATCAGCCGGGATCTCGCTGTCAGAAAGGAGGAAAATTGTATTGAACCCCATAAAATCCTTCAGGTACTGGAAGCCGAACTGATTCTGGATGGTGATGTTCGCTGCTCCGAGATACTTGTACACATCAAGGATGTTCACAAAGCCGACAACCCCGGTGATGTTCCGGTGCATCTGCTTAAACTTGTTCTCAACCTTGCCCTTTGCCATCGCAAGCGCCATCTGGAAGGTTGTTTCCTCGGACGTGAGCGTTCCGGTTTTCAGATAGTCGTAAAACTTCTTTGTCACGCCCGCCTGAAGCTGATAGAGGAACTCGTCGTCAGTCATCTGGACAGCGTTGTCATAACCGTGGTCTTTGATTGCTTCAATCGAAACGGCCTTCGCGTACTTCTCGATGGTCATTTCCTGATACTTCTTTTCCTTTACGGTAAATTTGCTATACGGGATATCCTCGCCTTCGCCTACTGCACCATCCTCGAGCGTCCCCTCCGCATATTTACTTTTCAGCACTGCGCCGGGCTGCTTCTTTATGGGGCGCATGATCCCCAAGATGTCCCGCAGATGCTGCCAGTTGCGCTCGAATCTGGTTACAAAATCCAGCTCTCTTGCGGTTACCTGGACATCCGCTGTTTTAATCAAATTTGCTTTTGCTGGCATATTAGCCCTCCTGCTTTAATTAAATAAACTCATGTTCGCAGCAATTGCAGCCTGACGCTCAGAAGCATCCTTGATGCTCATAATCTGGTCTTTCGTCAGCGCGCCGCCCTGCCCCTGCTTATTTGTCGGCTGTGTAAAGCGTGCCTGATTCTGCTGTGCTTTCTGCTGCTCATCGTCAACAAATGCCGAAGCGTCCTTTTCCTTCATCTGGGTTATGAGGTCATTCAGTCCGAGGATTTTCCCGTCTTTCAGTTTTAATCCGGCCTCCTTGACTTCTGCCATAATTGCGCGCTTTGCCGCTTCGCTCGAGAATTTAATTCCTTCAAACTCCGTTTTCAGAGCGTCCGTGAAATCTCTCTCATACAGCTGCGCCTGTGCGTTTTTCTCGGCATCCTCGGCCTTTTTCTTCCAATCAGCCAAATCCTTCTGCATTGTTTCAAGGTCAACGCCCTCGAAGCCTTTCAGGGTGCTTTCTGCCGTCTCAGCTTTTTCTTTCCACGTGTCCCGGTCAGTCTCAGCCTTTCCCAGCTTCTTTTCATGTTCAGCTTTCGTGACGTAATTTTCCGCCACCTTTTTCGTAAGGCTTTCCTTTTTGTCCGCCGAGACCTCAATTCCCAGTTCTGTCAAAATTGCTTCAATATTCTGCATCTTTATCCTCCTAAACGTGATTGATTAACCGCCCGTCAGCGGTATGGATTAAGCCCGATAAACCACGGGCGGGGTAGTTGTGGGAAGGGGAATTGAACCCATGACACACGGCTTATAAGGCCGCTGCTCTACCTCCTGAGCTATCCCACAAAGCGCCCGTGGTAGCGAACCGGGCGAAAAGCGTAATGATCGGCGCTGTCTAAACAATGCACCTATACCGTGCGCCGGGGCTTGAACCCGGCTGCTTCCATGCACGGTGGCAAAAACAAAGAAAGATGGGATGGATTTTCCTGTAATTACGATTTACAGGATTGCACACAGACGGAGTCGAACCGCATTTTCAACCTTCCCGCAAGGCTGTGTGCTGTAAAGGAGGAAATACAAATACAAAAAAGAGCCAGCAATCTGTAAGAAATCCTTACAAATCACTGGCTCTGCGTCTGGCGTCTGGCACTTAACGGGCGATAGGTTCTACTTTCCCGTTTTCAATATTCACGAGGCTGGTCATTTTGCATTTTGGGCAAAACACCGGAAGATTATGCGCTGTCGTATCCTTGCGGAATGCTGACCGCGTTTTGCTATTACAGACAGGACAGTATACCCTTTTGATATCCATGATTATCATTCCTTTCCATAGCCTTTAATACATTTTACCAAACAAAAAAAGCTATGGCGTACCCATGTTTAAAGCAAAAGCGGCAGGTTTACCCGCCGCCTTTACTCACATCATCTTTCGTAATTTTTCGATATACCGCGAAATGGTCTCCCGTTCTTCTCGGCAGTCCGCATCCTTTGACAGATCTCCAAGCTCTTCTGTTAGCGCATCCATGTGCTCTTCCAGAGCGGCCAGCATACGCCGCTTGCAATCCTCAGACTTGCCGTTGCGATAAGACTGCTTGTTTTCCATGTAATCATCATAAGGGTCATTGTTTCCGTTTCCACGGCTATAGTGACCCTTTACATAGTGCTCCCCACGTCGCGCATAGGAGGATCCATCGTCATAAGCCGTCATGCTCATTCCGTCATCCCTGCTGTATCTCCCACGGCTGTCGCGTTTCCGCCTCTCGCTGTACTCTCCATTCTGGCTATATCCGCCTTCCATTTCGTCAAGGACGGCGTTATAATAACCCTCTTTGCACTTCCAGTATTCCAAATTTTCCATGTCTTTCAACATGTCTATCAATTTGTATGCGGTCTCTAGATTGCCCGTGTTCAGACCTTTTTCCGCGATTTTATCCAGTTCTTCCCGGATGTTCTGCATCAATTTGTAACTCATGGCCTGCCCTCCTTAACCGCAAACCCGAACAGCTGTTATATTCGGGTTGTCTACTAACACAGGAATTGTCCCTGCGTTTTTGATGGAAACGTTTTCACAGCATCCACAGAACACATCGACGTATGTCTGGGACGATGTGTTAAAATACTGCTCTACTGCCGCAGGGGTGGCACGCATCACCGTGCCGCCGAGGATTTCCCCATCTCTGGCAATTCCCAGCGCCACTTCTCCTACCGTTTCCCCAGTCGGTACTGCGACGTTCCCGGAAAATGTGATCAGATATCTACCGGGCTTTACAAGCGTTATCTGCGCGCTTCCAGCCCTGTGTCTTTCTGCGCATCCGCCCTTTGTTGCCACTGCCGAAAACGGGATGGACTGCCCTACTGGGACCGTGACCGGCGTTGTGTTTACTAACTCAATCATTTTATTCTCCCTTCATTTCAAAAGGGGCAGACGTTCTCAGCCTGCCCCTTTTTGTGAATAACGGCATCAGCCGAACATCATGGCAAAATAATGCCACGAAGATACTCCGTCTGAAGTTTTAACATCCGCATCCCGTGTTGCCTCCGTAGCCACATCCGGCGCCAAAGCTAAAGCCTGTCGGGTTTACGATGGACGTGTACGGGGACATGACCGGATAAGACGGAACGGGTGTAGGTCTCAAAGCATTTAAGATGCTGTTTGTCTGTGCGTTGTTAGACAGCTGGAGCTGTGCGGACTGTAACTCGGTCTGCAAAGACTGTATCTTGTCCTGTGTAAACAGGTCGATGATGCGCTGTGTTCCGGCGTTCTGCGCGTCAATTACATCGCGGAATCCGTTGTTTACGGTATTCTGGAGGATGTTTGTCTGGGCTGCCATGTTGTAGTTTACGCCAGCAATAGCTTCACGGGTATTGCAACAGCATTGCTGCGTCTGATAACCCAGGTTCGACAGGTTGGCGTTTACGCCAGCAAAGCCGTTGCAAAGCTGGCCGGAAAGGTTCTGAATCCCGTTTTCGATTCCCTGCGTGGAAAGCGCTGCGTCGATATCGGCACGGGTTGCATAACCCTGAAATGCAGGAGAATTTGCTCCTCCACCATTTCCGCCCCAGCCGCCGAAGCCGCCCCAGCCAAACATACCGAAAATCAGGAAAAGGATAATCCATGCACCCCAATCTCCGCCGAAGCCGTCATTTTTTCCTGTGCCGCCGGTTAATACGGCAACATCAGAAGCGGTTAAACCGTCTGTCATAGTAATTATCTCCTTCGATAATGTATTTACAAAACCGTGTGCACCCGGTTGTGTACTATTTAAAAAAGCCTTTAAACATACCCTGCATCTGCTGCGCCATCTGCTGGGCTTGATTTAACTGTTGCTGGTTTATTTTGCCAGACTGCAACAGCCTGTTAATCTCTTCATTCGGATTTCTGCCCTCCATCTCTTTTCGGAATTGCTGGAACTGTTCCAGCATTCCGGCCATTCTATTACCATTCAGGGCCTCAAACAAGGGATTCGCCATGTCTGCCTCCTTCCGGCTTTGTTGCCGTTTCGAGATAACTATATAATTCTTCATATTTGCTTCTCAAATCGTCGTATTCTTTCCGAGTAACGTATTTATCGTCTAAGTTCACTTCCTCCTGTTTCTGTGGCTCTTTCGCGCCCACCGTGACCTCTTTGTAAGCAAAGGTGCGGAGCGTCGGCATCCCGGCGGCATCGGTAGTCTTTATATAAAAATTAGAGTTTTCGGAATCCATCAGAAGGACGCTTGTATTTGGAGCGACAAGATAAGATTTAGCTCCAGCCTCGCCTTGCACCCACAAAATCCCCTGATTTACCTGTTGCGTCTGCTGCGGCTGCTGATATTGAGCCTGCATCTGCGCCAGCCTGTCCATCTGCGGCTGTAATGGATTTATTTGTCCATACTGATACGGATTATAGCCATACCCTTGATATGGTAATGCCATGCCTGCGCCTCCTATGACTAATTCAATAACTTTCTATAGCTAAATTATGGCATAAAAAATAAGCCTCTGACAGTTCATCAAAGGCTTACAAAAGTATCAAATCAGCATACCCGTATTATCTTTTTGTTTATTCGCTGGCTCATTCTTTTCACAGTGGACACGCTCACGTTCATCATCTCCGCACATCTTTCCAGCGGGATATTCTGCGTCCGTAATTCAAAAAGCTGCCGTTCCTCAGGTGTAAAATTGCAGTATTCGCGGAAAAAATCCAACTCAAATACTGTAAAATCACATACCTTCAAAATTACTCCCCTTATTGTGTCTGTGCCAGATTAAGATGTATAGCCTGTATCGTTTCCATAGCGCCTATCTATCGCTCCCAGTAGTATATCGGGATCTCCTGTCCGCTGTCCCATGTGTCCCAGTAATGTCCATCTTTGACGCACACCACATGGCCGTCTATCCCGAGCACATACGTCCCTGCTGGATGGTCTCGGCAAAAATCATCTACCGTGTAAACATGCTGTCCGTGGTCGTCTACGATATACCGGCGGAATCCGTTCTCGCGCAGATACGCGCCCCATACTCTATTAGCACTTGGCATGTCAGACAACGAAAAACCATACACGGACAAACCTACATAAACTGTATCCCAATCTTGCCCTAAAGCCTTGCACAATGCGCGCACAGTGCAATCCCCTACTCTTTGCCATTTCGAGGGGTTTGGATTGTAATATTCAAATCGGTTCGTTCTCCGCATATCTTTTTGCCCCTTTATTTGCTGCCTTTTGCTGCGGGTATCCAAATCCCGCTAATGCATTCCGATCATACTGCGGCTGTAATCCATGTTCTTCGCAATACTGGTTATAAGCCCTGTTCTGTCCCTGCAATCGGTAAGCCAGCTTATCATATTCCTGCTGGATCTTTTCCCGTTCCGCGCCGGACGCCCATGCAAGCTCTTCCTGTTTTACTATCAACTGTCGTTTCGTCTTTCGGATTCCGCGCTCCATAGCTCGCTGCTTCTGGCTGTCCTCATACCGTTTTAGATTCTCAGCATCGGTAATTTTATTTCCGCTTCCATCCAGCAGATTTCCTTCTGCGTCCCTCCACGGATTCCGCATCCGCTTGTCAAACAGCATATGCCCGTGACGACAGTTATAGCCATGCATCCCTCTCATATCCACAACCCTGCCTTCTCCCGTGGTTAGATCAATATCATACCCCGTCGATTCCAGCAGGTTCGGATATCCAGGCTCGCTTCCGTCAATTTTAAATACACGGCCCTGCCATTCGTCATGACCTGCAAGCAAGGGCTGCCCGTCGCGCCTTACTCTTGCCCCGAGGTGCGCCGAGGTTAACACATACTCTGTTCCGCTGTCCACGATATACCTGTTTGTCAGCTGCGCCGCTGTCTGGTTCATTGACGTCACTACACAGCATCGTACCGCAGATTCCAGCGTCCTTCGCGTCCCTGTCGGGTAATCCACCATAACGCCGCGTCCCGCATACGCATCCAGCACATCCGCTATGGCTGCGGGATAGCTTTGCACTCCGCTTGCTACCCTTACATCGGCTTCGTCGAGCAGCGACACAAGGTCTTTTTGGCTTTGTTCCAGCGTCGTCCTTGTGAGGTTCTTCAACTCCGCCCGGCTTTTTATGTACTCTGCTTCAATAATAGCCATATATCGTGCATTTTCAAGCGGAGACTGCGCCGCGATACCCATTTCTGACAGTGTAACCGCATCATCTTCCCACGATGTCAGCACGGCACCACGCAGGAGCTTCCGCAGTTCTTTTTCGCTCAGGTCTGTCAGTTCCATGATACGCCGCTGTATCTCATCCCGGCTTTCCCCCAACTGCTCCAGCCTGTACAGCAACCTGTCCGCCGTGGCTGTGATTTTCCCGGATTTTAAAATCCTTCTTGCGATATCCCGCAGGATAAAGCTTTCCAGCCGTTCGTAGATTTCTAATATCCGGTCACTTTTCCCTTCAAAATACTCTGGTCTTAGCATCACTCTTTCCCCGCCGTTTTTCTCACAAGATCCAGCCAGTCGTCCTTATGCCGCCTTTTGGCTTCTTCAAACCATCCAGCCGTTGTTCCCGGCTCGTGATATTTAATCCGTCTCTGCGTCGGGCTTTTGTTGGGTGGGGATGTCCACCCTATAATATTACCCTCTGCATCTTTAAGCGGGATATTCGGACCGTACACAACGCCCTTGTACAAATAATGTGCGTATGGCGTGTCATACTCAATGATGCCGCCGTATACCCCGTCTGGATATCTCACACTGTTTCTTAGTGCGCCCTGCCGGAACGGAACGAATGGGGCGCTGTCCGCCACTACCTGCATATTCAAAAGCTTCTGGGCTTCCAGCAGATTATCGTCTATGCGGGACGTATCGAGCTTAATCTCCACGTCCCCCACTTTCGTATCCAGTTCCATTCTACCACCTCCTGCATTTTATGGCGTACCCTTATTTCATCTTCGCATATCCCACGCTCATCTACGCGTCCGCATCGTTTATCACGGTCGTTGTTGGGCTGTAGGTTCGCAATGCCTTATAAGCGGCGATTGTTTCTGGCGAGAGCGGTGTGCGGATTGGAGTTTCTATGCAATAGTAGATTGTAAGCGGATTTCCTTCGGAATTTTTCTGCACGCAGAAAGCGTTTAATTCCTCTGATGTGTCAAAATACGGTTTCATTTTTCCCGGTGTTGTCCAAACGAAATCATACGAATTATTTGCCCAAAATTTTCCATCCGCAAAATACCTTGATGTACATGGGGATCCCGAGATGATTCCCGGTGATGTTTTGAATGGCAGATTCCAATAAACAGAATTTGAACTAGCAACAAACTTCACCTTTTCCCCATCCACCACAGTTTTGCCAATCCGCTGCACCATCTCGCCATTCGCAAGGTCCACCTCGTCGCATACCCACTGCTGCCCGTCTGCATCTGTGTAGTTTCCGCCGGATGATACCGGAATACCCGGAAGACCGTTTGGCGTTGGAATGATGAGGGTCTGGGCGGGCTTGTAGGGTTCGTAGGAAGTAGCATTCATGGGGATTCTGGTTATCATCGCCTTTACCTTGCCCTTGAAGGCTGCCGCAGTCCAAAAAAATATTCGGAATTTATCTCCATCCATTATTTCTATTTGTCTCGCAACACCTTCGTTGGAAGACCCCAATACAACATTTCTCCCTTTTCTCCATACAACGACATACAGATATACATCCCGTGTGTCTGAATAAATATAATATTTTCCCGCTGTCATCAACGCAAATTCATCATACCCGCTTTCAACGAGGCTATCATTCCGTCCAACAGCATAAATATCTGCATTCCTGTCAGCATCAACTTGCACACCATCCGCAAAAGCCTCAAATCCATTACCCTTCTGCCCCACCTCAAACGGCAGGAGGTTTGTCCCAGTAACCGTAACCCCTATTTTCCCGCTCTGCCCTGCGCTCTCTATCTCCTGCGGGTACTCCGGTGACGGTGAGGGTGCGCCGCCGGTGTAAGGTTCGTAATTGCAGTCAGGTTTTTGGGAAAAAATCATCTGAAATTTAGAGCCAGATACGACGGGTTCTGACACCGATACACTAAAAAAAGACAATTGAATTCTTACATTTTTTTTCAAATCCGCTCCAGATACGGAAGTTACGTTTCCGTTGAAAGAAGTTGAAAACGATTCAGATTTTTCATTTTTTAGAGATAGTTGATAGCTATACTTAGGAGTAAATCCAATTGGTCTAAAAGCAAAATAATATGTTGCTTCATCTTTGATTCCATCGGAAAAAATACTTCCTGCCGAAAAATACAAATTAAACTCACAGGCTTTCTCGTAATTAGCATTAACGGTAAATAATCCATTCGCGGTAAATAAATCAACACCACCTTTACATAAACTGAGGTAAGTATCTTTTAAAATATTTGCCCCTGTCGTGCTCCCCTGCGTTGATTTGCCGTAGAGGGTAAGGGATTCCAGCCCACGATTCCCCTTTGAATTTTCCAAGAGGGCGGGGTTGCCGGTAACGACCGTGAGCACAACGCTGTACGCATCGGCTACCAGCACCAAGAAATGCTCCTCTCGTGTCACAGGCGGAAAGACTTTCCCCTCTCCGCTGGCAATCGCCGCCCAGTAATATTCTAATCGTGTCACAGGCGCAGGGATGCTTCCGCCCCATACTCCTGCTACCTTTGCCATGTAATACTGCAATCTCGTGACGGGCTGCGGGGTATTGCCGGAATAATCCCCCGCCATAGTTGCAAGATAATATTCATCAATAGTCACGGGCTCGGGTGTCTTTCCCTTATATGTCCCTGCAATCTTCGCAAGATAATACTCTTCTCTGGTTATCGGTTCCATTACTCTCTCCTTATTAGCAGCAGCTTCGCGCCCTATATATGCGTCTTAACAGTCTCCTAATATCCAACATATCTGTCTCTGTATACACACTCAAGACCTTTAATGCCATATACCTTCGTGTCTTTCGCCGTCTCTCCCATTCAATCATAACTTCATCGACTGCTCTTTCTATTTTTTCATAGACTTCCCGCAGCATTCTTACAATTTCTTTGCCCGCTTTTTCTACATTTTTCAAAGAATCAAAGAGTTCATTCCAGCGATTCTCAACGCGTCCGATGTCTCCGATCCCCTGTCCTACAATCGCAAAATCCATGCTTATTCCTCCCCGAACAGCCCCGTTTCCTTCGGCTGCGCTTCCGTCACCATTGCCTTCGCATCGTCCTCTGTCATGCCCTCAAATTTTACGAAATACATCCACGCGGGTACCTTGCCCTGCACAACATAGCTCCACCAGCGTGCCCTGTCCTCTTCGCGTTTGTAAGTGATGTCCCCGAAGTCGTATACCACTTCATAAACCCCGACAGGGGCAAGCGCGTACAGATCTGCATACACCGACATGGCATATATAGCATCATTCAGACAACTCTCCAACTTGTCCCGCACGTCCTTAATAAACTGGATGGTTCGCTGCTGCTCCGCTTCCACGCCCGTCGCTGTCTGGATGCCGCTCGCCTCGTTAAAGACAAAATAGCCGTTTGAGAACCCGCATTTATACCCTATCTGGGACAGGAGGGCATTGATCCCGTCTAGACGTGTGGCTGTGTTAAGCTGCGGTGAAATCTCCTGGTAAAACTCTTCCGGGCTGTTGCCGAACACGTTTTTCACATAATGCGGCAGCTTAACGTCTGGGATGCGCCCGTTAAGGTTCTTCCCGCTGTCAAACATCAGCCTGTCATCTGCAAGGATGATCTTCTCGCTGTCATATATCTCACCGGCGTTCCGGCTGTATGCGATGTCCAGGTCTTTCACTTCTTCGATGGCTTCTGCGTATATCGGCATTCCCAGCGGAGAGGAAAGATCTATGTTGTTTGCAGCAGGGGTGCGGAACACTCCGTACATGGGGGAATCAAGTCTTTCGTTCCCGCCCTTGAGAATCGGCGGCGTTTCCTCCAGCAGATCAGCCCACTTTGTCTGCTCCAGCGGGATAGGATCGCCGAGGGATTCGCTGCTCTTTGATACATATGCCCTGTTGGATATCACATACGGGTATATCACGCCCGCCTCCGTCCTCGTCTCGACAAACCTATGATACTCCAAGCGTGTATAAAACTTTTCGTTAGCCGCATAGCTGTCTTTAAACACAACGCCCGTTATATTCCCGTTCTCGTCCTGCTCCGTCACGAAAAAGTCCAGAGGGGTAAACATATCAAGCCCGCCGCCATTAGGCTTTACAATGATCGTGCCATAAGCACAGCCATACTCTACCCAATGACGCATGCTATAATAGGCTTTATCAATCTGCTCCTGCAACCACGCCCCGCGTGCGCCGCCGTCAACCTGGATTTTAATCCCCAGCGTGACGAGCCGCGCCGTTTCGGAGCATACCGCCTTTGCAAAATTGATAGTCTTTATTCGATTATCTGCGTCTAACCAGTACGGCGCGCCGCGGTAGATGTTGGCACACTCTACAACCTTTGCCATCATCCGCGCTGACGTGGTATCCTTTACCCTAAAATCTTTCTCCGCCTGCTTTTTAAAAATCATGCCTATCCACCTTTTTACTGCTGATAAAATTCCCATTTCTGTATCACCTATGCCGTATTGCCCCGCCTGTTAAATAATGGCTCAAATGCGTACCGTGTGGCCGCTATAGTGTGGTCTGCCTGTCCTTCTGGATATCCACTGATGATGTTCCCGTCCTTATCCCTGTCATACTCATACTTTGTAAACTCATCATAGACATTCGGTGTACGGTGGCGGTCAATAACGATTGTGCGCCGCTGTAACCACTTAAAACCATACTCCACGCTACCCGGTCCCTTTGCAGCCCCCGTTGCCGGAAGTCCCATATCTCTATAGTCATTGATTGACTTAGGCTCGGCACTGTCGCAGATGATCCGGTAATCATCGTAGCCCTGTTCTTTTATCCACTGTGCCGTCAACTCATTGCTCGTCTTATGCACATAGTTTTCGTCAATAAAATAGATTTTCTCTCTTGTGCTGTCGTAATACGCCCGAATAAAAGCATATGCGTCTGGATACCAACCGAAATCCACGCCTTGATATATTCTATCCATGTGTGAGATTTCCTCGTCTGTGATTTCCCGTAATTCCAGATATTCAAAGACGTTTCCGCCGTTTCCGTTTGCCTTCCCCATGTACTCATTATCATACGCATCTGGATTGACTTCCTTCAGATGTTCGGCGTCACTGATAAACTGCGCTCCTAGCCAGTCTGGATCTACATCAAGGTATGTGCTTCTAACCACCATAGCATCGTCATTCTTTGTTTCCGCTTCATTCGTATATTTATTCGCCCAGTTATTCTTACTTCTAGGAGGGTTGAATGACTTGAATCTATATGCCTTGTCTCCGCCACGGATAGCTGACTGCTGTATGCTTCTGGCTTCCTCCGGCCCCGCAAATTGGTCTAATTCTTCCATCCATAAAATACCGATATAGCCAAATTCCGGCTTGATTGACTTGATTTTCAACGGGTCATCAGCTCCACGGAAATATATTTTTTGCCCGGTCGAAATATGCGTAATCTCAAACGGGGATACTTTAAAACGAAAATTATCTTCCAATCCCAACTTTGCAATCGCCCATTTCATTTGTGCGTACACGGAATCTTTGATAGTATTCCCAACTTTCCGTAACACAAGTGCGTGCATATTCGGATTATTCTTTATTAACTCCGGTATAATGCAGGAAATCGCGGAGGACTTGGCTGAACCTCGTCCCCCAGGCAAAACATATTCTGAATGTCTCCCTTTCCTTACATCCCGTATCATCGGGTGAAACACATCTGCAATCACATCAAGGTCTATATGATAATCTTTTGAATTTTTGGCGGCTTCTGCTGCCTTTTCTTTTGCATCCTGTTCTTCCTTTATCGCTAACGCTTTTTCAAGGTCGTTCATCGCCTTAAGTTGGTCGGAAAAATCAGGGGCAAATCCAAAGGAATCCGTCAAAAGGCCATTTGCAATTTTGGATCGACGTACCTGAATTTCTGTCAGAGACATAATATCTCTTCCGGCTTGTTTTTCGATTTCCGCCTGCCGTTCTGCTATATATGCTGAAACTCCACGCTTTTCCAAGATATTTTTTCTTGCATTTTTAATGACTGCATCAGAATATTTGGCTTTTCTGGCCGCATCGGATAAATTCCCGCCATTCTTTAAATATTCATCCGCAAATGCCTTTTGCTTTGGTGTTAGCATTCTCTCACCGTCCTCTACTTCTTTATGAGACAAAAAATACCACCAGGGAAAGCGATATAATCCCAATTTGACATATGATTTTTATCACGTCACTCTTCGTCCCGATCATAAGCCCGAGTAGGAATGCTATTATCATTCCTGACGCGGAAAGATACCACGGTATCATTTCTCTAATCATCCTGTCCCCATCCTTTCGTCTGTTCCCATATGTCCGCCAAACACTTTACCGCCTCAATCGCGCTCGCTGTTCGCAATATCTCGTAGTCCTTCATCCTCCATCCGTTCCGCCCGTTTTGAAGTGTAGGTGTTGTTAAGATCCACATCGTTATCATCCTGTCCTGCTCTTCGCTGTAAAATTGGCTGGTAGAAATTTTGATTACGAGCCCCGTTGACAGTATGGCGCGCTGAAGCTTTTTCATGACGGCATTACAATTCATATCACACCCCCATACAGTTCTTATTCTATTTTACCATTCTCGTTTCCTGATCCGCGTACCCCTTTTACACGATTGCATGTCCTTCCAGTATCATGTATCTGTTGTATAAATATATCGTTTTCCTTCGATACCCATAAAAATCCTTACGCCCGATAGGGATGTTGCATATCTTTGAGATGTTGTCATACCCCAGCCCTGATGTCAGGCTAAAAAACAGATATTGCGCCAACTCTGCATATGCGCTTTCCGCAGCCAGAAGCAGCAGTTCCAATTCCCTACCCTTTGCGTTTTTGCACTTGTCTTCTATTTTTTTTACCTCATTGTATGTCAGACCGTAACCATTAAAGTATGTGTCCCTTGTTCCCACATTCCCCACCTTCTTTCTTTTTGCTTTATTTTTTTGTTACCCTATCCCAGTCCCGCAGGATTTATCTGTGTAGACAGAGGGAACCAGCACACAAGCTGGCGCGCCGGACGCTGTCCTGCGTTGTCTCGCTCTGCTTTTCCTGCAGCCGCCTGATCTGCTGCTCGGTCTCCCGGATCAGCTCACAGGCGTCTATGTAGTCGGATAAAAGTTTCTTATCCATCGGTGCCACCTTCTTTCTCATCCACTTTCTTACTTAAATATCAGTTTAATCTTCCAGCCACTTGTTATCAAAATAGCAAAATCCAATTACAGCACCTGCAGTCAGAGCTATCCATAAAGCCCAGAACATTTCATTCGCAACACTATGCGTACAACTGTCTAATGCTTGCTCAATGGTATAATCTTTGAAAAATCTGGAATTATACGAAATCGTTCCGTCCGATAACTTGGTATATACAGTCCCTGTATGCTTAGGGGATGTCCCGTAATACTTGTACCGTACCTTTACAAATTCCCCAGACTTCCAACTATATTCTCTCCCAGATTTTATTGTCTCTATGTGATTGTCCAGAGAATACGGGATTTTATCATACGGAAATTCGATACCACAAAACATAATATTTTCGGAATGTTTGCTTTCTCTGTCCTCGATTTCCCATTCATAGTATACTTCTACTTTTGTGTGCTTTTTACCTTCTGAATCTGTTTCTGTCACTTCTCTTTCATGGCGTTCATATCGTTCTTCTATCTTTTCAACATGAAGATATTCCCCGCCAATCTCATCAAAAGTCACTGTATCAACCGCTTGCAAATCTCCATACACAAAAGCATTTCCAACATTTGTGTCCATGCCATACCGAAATAATTCAGAGTCCTCAATATGCACTGCCTTCTGGTATTCGGCGTTCTTATCGTTCTGCATATCAGTTATTTTTCCAGATATAAAGAAACCGACTATTAGCATAACGGCGGCGATTGCAACGCTGATGATGATTTCGCGCTTGGTTATTTCCATAAGCTATTCTCCAAATAAATCCTGCGGTGCGTCAACTGGTGCTTGATAATCCAACCGCTGAAATTTCAAAACCTCATAGCCTGTCCAGTCGAGGAAGATTCTTGCTGGAAACTTCTTTACATACCTGTTATAAGCTGTTACGGATTTATTGTAATTTTCCCGGTACTGGGCAAGCATGTTTTCGGTAATAGACAATTCATTCATGAGTTGCTTATAATTCTCATTGCTTTTCAACTCTGGATAAGCATATGTAACTGCCGCGATCACAGTATTTACATCTTCTACACTGTTCCCTTCGCTCATTCCATCTGCAAGTCCAGTCAATGTTTCTGATTCATGCCGATCATACTGTTTTACACAGTCTGCCAGATTATAAACCAAGTCAACCCTGCGTTTCTCCTGCACTTTAATGTCAGATTCAGCGGTATAGACCGATTCTTCCAGACTGATTGCCCGATTCTGTACTGACTGCACTCCAAACTCACACAACAAAACTACTGCCACTACTACTCCTACAATAATCAATGGTAATTTCCAATTTTTCATAGTTCTTTTCCTTCCTTTAAATGCTCATTTTCGCCTTTGCAAAATACATCTGGCTAATCACCAATCGTGAAAAAAATCATAGGCAACACCCCAGCAAAGGCTGAGAGTATTAACACATCTCCCATTCTGCTGGAGCGGTCCATACTAAACGCCAGAATAAATAGTATCAGCCAAGCCGCAGCCGCTATTATGCCCAACTTTCCTAAAATATCCTTTTTGTCCATTTTCTTATCCCTCCTTAATAACGTCAGATTTTTTCGATTACGTTTTTATACAGCTCTCTGTACTCTTCCAGCAGTGCTTCTGCTCTTTCCGCCCGGATCATCAGCTCCTGCACCTCCGCATTACACCTCTTCTGCAGCTCTGCGGGAATTGCAACGCCCGGAGCTTCCACAGGCACTTTCTGGACTACATCCTTTTCTACGATCTGCGGTTCAATCCCGATCGCCGTCGCAAGCTTGCTTTTCACATCTGCCAGCTGCTCATCTGTTACTGTACGGAGGTATTCCTCAAAACTTCTGGATGGCACATAATACATTCGATCGCTGGAGCCATACCGCAGCCCCTCGCAGTTTACTTCGATATCTGTATGCGTACCCTCTTCTGCCAGATGAATTACATACGCCATTGCCCCGTGGTCTGCTACCACCAGCACGATCTTCTCTGTTCCTGTGACAGTTCGTGTTCTCCAAACCTCTCCAGTTTTATTTTCTGTTCCCATATTCTTGTCCTCCTGCAGCTTCCTGCGCTTTATTCTCTCTTCTCTTGCTACCGCGATGATTGCCCGCCAGGCTGTTTCATCTCGGTAGCCCTCTGCGTTTTTATACATCCCAGTTCTCTCACTATTATGCAAAACGCATCTGTCCAGACTCTTCCAGCTGTACCCTATCCAGTCTGCAGATTGGCTGCCTTTCTGCTACACATAATTCAGGCAGGTTCGCCTTTACCAATGCCGCCGGAATAGGCGGGCAGACTGCGTTTCCGCACCTTCTAACCTGTTCTGCTCTGGGATATGTTTTGCCAGTATAATCATGGTCGATTATATAATCATCCGGGAATCCCTGGCACCCATACAGCTCTCTTGGTTCCAGCATCCTTAAACCAATATCCACAATCCTGTAATTTACGCCTGCGATTTTCACCAGTCCGAACCTGTCATGCGTTGGTACAGTATCAAGAGGTTCTTTTAAATCCTGTCCTGTGCCTTGTCCGTAATATTTAATCAGAAACGCCCTTACCTCTCCGAAATGTCCGGCAGATGTTGTTATTGTGTGCAATGGTTCTCTTTCATCTTGTCCGATTCCACTTTTATAAAACTTACTTAAAAATGTTGCAACTAGTCCGTACCGGTTCGATCCATCCACTGTCATGATAGGGTCCTCTATCGTCTGCCCACGGACTTCATCTTTGGAAGTTTCCGAATGGTATTGGATCAGTGTAGGACTTATCAGGCAATGTTCATTATGGCTTACGGTCGTTGTATTGTGTTCTCCAACGTTATTGCATTGGATAATAAACGGATCTGGATTCTCAATGACAAATTTTTTCAATCCCCTTGCAATTCTTTCCATTGTCTTTGGCGCCAGAGGACGTACCGCCCGGATTCCATATTTCTCCTTGATTTCTTCCGATGTGTCAAATATACTCGGACACGGAAGAGCGAAATCCAACTGCGTATAGGCACCCACATATGGCTTAAGCAATCCGGTTTTTACCTCTTCACTATCTGCCTGCGCATGTGTTGGCTTAGGCCATACAATCGGTCTGCCGTCACATCGGGCAATTATAAAGAATCTCTTCCGCATGGTCGGCGCACCGTAATCGGCTGCAACCAATTCCTTAAACTGCACTTCATAGCCCAAATCTGTAAGCTGCTGCACAAACTTTCCAAAGGTTTTACCCTGTTTCGCCTTAATCGGATGATGCCCTCGGTTAAGTGGTCCCCAGGTCTTAAATTCCTCTACATTTTCCAACATAATTACTCTCGGTCGGACAAGTCCCGCCCACCGACAGGCTACCCACGCAAGGCCACGGATAAATTTATCCTTTGGCTTACCGCCTTTCGCTTTTGAGAAATGCTTACAATCGGGTGAAAACCATGCAAGGCCTACCGGGTGTCCATTGCATGCTTTTACCGGATCCACCTGCCATACATCTTCGCAGTAATGTATTGTGTTTGGATGATTCGCTTTATGCATCCTAATTGCTTCTGGATCATGGTTAATTGCAATATCTACGCTGTACCCTGTTGCCATTTCGATTCCGGTGGATGCTCCACCGCCTCCGGCAAAATTATCAACAATCAATTCTCCGTTTATCATTTTCTCTCAAGGAGCCGATGCGCATCTTCCCGGGAAGCTCCGTCTCCTTTCGATTTTTATTTACACCCTGCTGCCCCGCAGGAACGCATCCTGCAGCTCACTCTTCCATGTCGGTTCTGCCTGCTCCCACACACGTTCCACCATGTCGCACTGGCAAACAATCTCTGTTGCCCACTCCCGAATTTGCCGAAGCCCATCTGCATCCGGTGCGATACCTGCACGCCGTTCGATCGAGAGCGCCAGCTCCCTGATCCGGTTATCTGCCGCCATCCATACCGGTTCGGCATCCGGCGGCGTTTTTATCCATATGGCCATTCTCCTGTCTCCTTTGTCCTATCCTGTCAATATCCTGCTCCAGGACGATGCTTTCTCCGGTTTTATAAATCCGGTACAACAGCACGCCCGTCATGACTGCTAATACAGTTATTATCTTTCGCATGTCTACCTCCTGAGCGGCTCACGTTCCCGCTCCCTGTTCCTCTGCCACTGCAAATTCTCCGTTCTTCATCGTATAAAACGTATTTTCTTTTATGCGCTTACCGTCCACTTTTTCCATTTTTGCGCAAACTAAATTGTTATCATCGTCATACTCAGCAAGGACAAGATAACAGCCTTTTTCCCCTCTTGCTTTTCCACGTCTTCCCCACGATACGGCCACGCCGTCTTTCCCAGTGTTGGTTGCGGCGCTCCAGTATCCCGTGTTGGTTGCAGCGCTACAGTTTCCCGTGTTGGTTGCAGCGCTCCAGTATCCCGTGTTGGTTGCAGCGCTACAGTTTCCCGTGTTGGTTGCGGCGCTACAGTTTCCAGTGTTGGTTGCGGCGCTCCGGTTTCCAGTGTTGGTTGCGGCGCTCCGGTATCCCGTGTTGGTTGCGGCGCTACAGTTTCCAGTGTTGGTTGCGGCGCTCCGGTTTCCAGTGTTGGTTGCGGCGCTCCGGTATCCCGTGTTGGTTGCGGCGCTACAGTTTCCAGTGTTGGTTGCGGCGCTCCGGTTTCCCGTGTTGGTTGCGGCGCTACAGTCTCCCGTGTTGGTTGCAGCGCTC